CTGGTGTCTTTACCTGCCATAACATATCATTTAGTAACCTTGTCCTATGGAAAGTAAAGTCACTTGTCTTCTCGAACTGATGATCTATCCTACACAACTTCTCATAAGGAAGAACCTGTTCCAACATAGGAACAACACGTAGATCAAAGATAGGTTCAGAGTCATACTCTTTTATTATTACATTAGTATCAAAGTTACTCAGTAAGTATATCAAGGATGTGGTAATGTTCCTCATCCTATCTGCTGTCTCAATCCTAAGTGGTATTATAAAAGTACACTTAGTGAGATCATATGATTGTGGTCTCTCTGTCATACTACCTCCCAGTTATCACAGTATAGATCTGAAGTATCATGTGCTGCTGTGTATCCAGTACCAAACCATTTCTTTGGAGCAATGATTCTTTTATCAGGGTTCTTACACAACCATGATCCCCACCATGAGAATGATGAGTTGGCAATAATAAAATCAGAACACATACTCATCATGCACAAGTCTGCAAGATTGTCACCACCTTCTGAGATAAGGAACCTGTCGTCAGGGAACTCAGTAGTACACCATTCAGGATCGTCAGAAAAAACAACCACTGTACGATTGTTACTAAAGTTTGACAGTGCAGTATCATAGTATTCTTTTGTGCATGGTGGATGGTTATCTGAATTTGTTATATAATCTCCTCTACGAACATGTAATGCTATTGGATTATCTACGGTATCCATCATCTCCTTACATGGATTATAGATATCATTCTTGAACTCAAAATCTTCTCTAATACTATCCTCTATATGTTCAAACCATTTAGTGCTTTGAAGATATCCATAGACATTATGTCCGTCGGGCATAGTATCAAATAGATTAGGATCATAATGAAAGTGTGCCTCCTGTACATAAGGACCAGCACACGTTCCAATATTAGTAAGACTCTTTAGTTTGAATGCTTCAAACAACTGATGATCTTTCCACTCATCTTTGAAATCGCTAGGAGGTATCATAAAATCAAAACCACGATGAGCAGCAATGCCTCGTAGTCCTGCGTACTGGAACATCTGGTTACCCAGTCGTCCATGTCTTCCCAAATGGTTGAATCCTATAGTCATGCTGAATGTTTCTTCTTCAAGTATTCAATCTCCTTTGGTAGGAGGTGTTCGTTTGATCTTTGTGTTTGGTTCTTATGTTCTCTATTAGAGATGTGATAATCTTGTAGTACCAACGGTTCTCCATGATATTTATAGAGTCTGTAATACATATCACAATCCATAAGCATGACTAAATCCTCATCAAAATACTCTTTCAAATCCTTACGAACAGCAAGAATAGAAGGAGAACTCAATGTATTAACACCCTCCAGTAACCTGTCATTATATACAGGAAACTTTGGATTGTAATGACTCCTACCATCGTCTATAGTATGAGCGAATCCAGTCACAGCCCATTTTACACCCTTAGTAAATGCTCTGTCAAGTTCTTCCGTTAGATTCTTAGTAAGAATAATATCATCTGAAAACAATACCTTTAGGATATCACCATCAGCACATAGCATTGCATTATTAGTATTACTACTAATATTCCCAAGAGATGAATCATTTTTTACGTAATTGATTTCAAACAGGTCAGCATATTCTTCACACGCCTTTAGTATTTTATTAGACTTACTATGATCAGAGATCCAAACGTTAAAATTCTTATTGGTTTGATGCTCTAGTGCAAAGAAGATATCAAAGAGATACTGTTGACACTTTGCGTTCCCATCATGAGTGGGTATACAATAACTTACCTTCATAGATCTAACACCACTTCATAAGGTTGACATGCATAACTTCTAAGTGCATTTCTAATTTCATTAGATACACTATCATGCACATACCAATCTTCCATACAACAAGGACCATTATGTATCTGGAATCCTACTAAATCATACCCATGCTTTGAGAATATATCACGGTGTCCTGCCGTATCACCCCACTGACGATACATATCATGCTCATAGGTAATACAATTGAATGATAACTTATCCAATGGAAACTTCTTTAGTACATCTAAAGTAACTTCTGGTGGTTCAAGGTCAAATGACAGGTAGTCCATGTGATATGGTAAGTCAAACTTATCACATGCTGCAACATAATCTACTACATTAGCATCGTCAACAAACAAATGTGTATTGGGTCTCTGACCCATCCACATCTTACATAACTCCTCATCTAATTCTACAGAAAATCCTCTCCAGTTGTATTCTTTCTCTAATAACCAAGTGTTGTTACCTATGAATGGTTGAGCACCACCTATCTCTATGAATGTTCCATCTCTCTTTGCATCATTGACAACCAATGCAAATATGTCTTGCCATACTTGAGAGTAGTTCTTCTTCAGATCTATCATCCCTTCAGGTTTTACCTTCAGAAATTCATAGTCTTTTTTTATGTAATTAGTTTGATTGGATCCGTGCAGTGGCATGGTTCACTTCCTCCATAATTTTACGGGTTAGCCTAGGTACTACATCATTGTCACTATGAAACTTCTTAGCAATCTCATAGTTATGATCAATAGCATCCTTCCTCCAGTCATATGCATCTGCATCTAACTTCTTAATGATTAGTTCTAACTCATCAAGATCTTGAAAAGTTATAACACCATCCATGTGAAACCAATCACCAAGATTAGGACAACCATAGTATATTGGTACAGTCTTGGAGGCAAAACAATCTATAATTTTTTCGGTAAAATAATTTTTTTGTCTAGAGTTCTCTGCTGCTATATGAAACTTTGATGACTCAAAGAAATCATTTCTTCTATGATGAAATGGTGGAGACAAGTGTGAATAGTATTGAAGACCATTAGACACATCAAATCTTTTCAACAGGTCATTGATCTGTAGTCGTAACTGATGTCCTAAACTCTGACTCTTGCTACTAGTAACAAAGGAAACATTATTCTTCTTTGCAACCTTTAGATCCTTGAAATCTAACCAACTAGATCCCCACTCAAATAATTCTGCAGTAGGATACTTATCCAGTATAGACTGTGTAAATGTGTATATCTTATCAAACTTATATGCATTCTTCAACGCACCTTCACTTACGGTAGGTAAGATTGCTAAAGGTTCTG